ATGGATGCTAATAACATACATGGGATTAAAACAGGGGTAGACACGCCGCTTAAATTTATGATCATGAGCACATTTTCAGTTCTCTTAGATCAATGGAAAGACGAGCTAGTAGCAGCGGGCCGTTCTCCGGGGACTATAGCGATGAGGATGTCTTATGCCCGGCGGTGTCTCGTGTCGATTGGTAAGCCGGTAGAGCTTATCGAGCGGGCCGATGTCATCAGGTGGCTTGCGAGCGGTGGTTGGGGCCCAGACGCGCGGGCGTGCGCGGCGGCGTCAGTGAAAGGCTTTTTCACGTTCTTAGTGGACACGAGGGTGATAGCGGATAACCCGGCTACGAACCTTCCTAGGATTTCCAGGCCGCGAGCGGTTCCTAGACCAGCAGCGGACGCGGTGATATCGGACGCTTTAGCGGCGGCTGACCCGAAGATAAGGTTAGCGATAGAGCTTATGGCTACCACGGGGTTACGGCGGGCCGAAGTCGCGCGGGTTAAAGCGAGTGATGTTGAGCCGGTAGGGCGGGGTTGGATGATCCGGGTTAAGGGTAAGGGAGGGCATGTTCGCCGGGTTCCGTGCCTACCAGGGCTAGCGAGACGGATTAGTGCGACGGGTGGGTATTTATTCCCTGGCTACGATGACGGGCATATTAGCCCCGGATGGTTGGGAAAGCTTGTAGGCCGGGTGTTACCCGAGGGAGTAACCCCGCATATGCTGAGGCACCGGTTCGCGAGTATCGCTTATATGGAGGGCGGGCACGACCTTAGAGCGGTGCAAGCACTATTAGGTCATGCCAGTATCGCTACTACCCAGATTTACACGGCGACATGCGACCGGGACGTTCGTGCCGCCGCGTGTGCTGCATGGAAAGTCTCAGCCTAGACGGGGAACGAGAGATAGCCTTTAATGCTTGATCCGTCTTGGTCCAGGGTGTAGCCGGGATTAGCGGGGATACCCGAGCCGATACCGGATCGACCGTCCCAGATTCGGAACAGGTCTTGGGTATCGTCACCACCGGATTTATGGACGAGGAAATTACATATGTTAGAGCCGGGGGTGACGATAGGGCTGATGACCATACCGAAGTTGCCCCCGGTTGACCAGTACGATCCGGCGCCTACCGCTTCGATACCGGTAGCCGGTCGAGTAGGTAGCGTGAGCTTAAGCGGCCCACCGGCCGAGCTAGCGTTCCGGCCGAACCGGATAGTGAAGTACAGCTGGAAAACTCCCCGGTCTATGCGCCATTTGTAATAGCTACTACTCCCGGTCCCAAGGTTAATTGTCCCGTTGTCTGAGAATGTGATACCCGTGGTTTTCCACCCCGGGACAGGATCAGCGTCAAGACCTTTAGGCCCTTGCGGTCCTTGGGGGCCTTGCTCACCTTTAGGCCCTTGCGGTCCTTGGAGGCCTTGCTCACCCCGTGGCCCGGGGTCGCCTTGTTTACCGGGCTCACCGGGTGGCCCGGCGGGGCCGGTTATTTGCCCGACCGATATCCACTCAGTACCGGAATACACGTAAACGTCTTTGGTGTCTAATGCCATATAGGCGTCCCCGGGTTTCCCGGACAGTTTCTTGATCGACGCGGCATCGGGTTGGGTTCCCTTTAAAGTAAACCCGGTCCCGTCTTTTCCGGGATCACCTTTAGGTCCGGGTTCGCCCCGTGGACCCGGGTCACCGGGCGGGCCTTGCTCACCACGCGGACCGGGTGAACCAGGGGTCCCGTTCACGGTTTTCATGGTCTCATCGACCTTCTTGGCTAGAGCCTCCATTTGGATAGCACCTTGCCAGATCGGGTCTCCCGTGGTGGGGTAAGGGATTTTATAGTTCGGTGTATAAAGCGGCATGGTTTTCTCCTATGTGAGGTGGTCTTGGATTTGAGCCCCGTCATCATTGGGTACATGCTTCATGTCTCCCCAGGTGACGGAGTTCCCGAACCGGTAGCCGGCTTTCTCGGCAACATGCCCCCATGTCAGGTCACGATCCGGGGTGTATTCTCCGACGGTGACCGGCGTGGGTTGTTTCCCGATTAAAGCCCACCACCACGGCGCGGTTGGTGTGGTGGTCGTGGTTTTCTTTTGCCGGATGCCTTGCCAGGTGACCGGCGGCGGGGTCGGGGTGGTGTTGTGTATCCAGTGCACATGGAAAACGACTTGCCACCCTTTCTTAGGGTTATAGGTAGTTTCTCCACCTAGGGGTGCGACGATAGGCGCGTAGCCGGGTTGGTCGCCTAGTAGCCATTCATAGGCCATTGATCCAGCTATATAGGCCGGTCGGGTATTTTCCCAGGCTTGTAGTACCCACTCGGCCATGCGCAAGGTTGGGAACGTTTTCGACCAGAACGTTTTAATATCGGGGTGTCTCGGCCGGCGACCTTCTTCGCGTTGCCGGTTCCATACGGCGTCTATTAGCGGGTCGATAATGTACCCGTCGTCATACCATGAGTTCCACGAGAGGACGCGGCGTGAGTCACCGGGGTTTATGTTCTCCTTGACCGTTGTGTAGGTTTGGTGCCCGGTTGATTGATCGTCCCAGGTACATTCCAGCCGGTTAATATCGGTTGCCGGGTCGGCGACGACTTCCGGCTCGCCGATTAATTCGCAGGCGCCTAACGATACACCGGGGTATGTTTTTCCGTCGTAGACGATGTCGGACGGGACGGGGTAGACCCCGCCTCTATCGTTATCGAAGCTTCCGAGATGGATTGTCATAGGCTGACTGAACCGGATAGCTTGCCGAACAACGTTCGAGTGCGGGTCGTAGGTGTAGGTGTCAGCGGCTATTGAGGTGTACAGATCGGCCATGAGCGATAGGGCGGTCTTATTCTCGACTTTCAGCGGGGCACATTGATAGCGGGCCCATTCCGGGGCGAAGTAGACTTCTTTAATGTCTGATCCGGCGACCGTGCCGAGATCACGGACCCGAACGGCTCTATCGAGCATGGTTTCTCTCGGCCAGTCAGCCGGGCCGGCGGTCGCGTTGCCCATTTCGGCGGTGCGATCCGCGCAGGTAAGAATGATTTCCCAGCGGCGCACACCCTCGGGCGAAAATGACTTTAGGGGCTTAGCGGTTGCTTTTTGGACCCGTCCACGGAAAAGAACCCGCTCAATTTGCTCCGGCACGTCGGGCGACTTCAGGATGATCCACCGGACCATCACTTTGGAACCGATTGCCCGGTTTTCACGGATACGGCGGGACCATTCACCGGTCGAGTCGATCATATGGACATCAACACTCGCTGGCGATTGTGCTGAGCTCGCATATTCCGAGCGGCCCCATTTCACGGTAAAGCCGCGTATCGAAACCGGGGCGTCGTTGATTTGCTTGGTCGAGCAGTCGATCTGTTTCCCGTCGATAAAGAACACGGGCCGGGGTTCTATTGCCATGATGCACGACCCCCGGTCGACGCGACGCTAAGCCCTCGGACACGACTATCAGACACCATGACCCGGCGTATCCGCTCAGCAACCGCGCGTTCGTCGACGACACCGGAACCGTCGACGTTGATATGCACACTGTTATCAACGTTCATCACCGGGGTAGCGTTATGTGCGGTGAACCCGTTGAACAGGGTTGCTAGTGGGTTATATGCGGCGGTGAGCACGTCCGGCGGGTAGAAACGGAACACCGTCCCGCTATCGGGGACACCGGTGAGGGCGGGTGGCGCGGCCGATAAGAATTTAGCCATCCACGCCGGCGGCGACGGGAACCTTATACCCGCTATTTTCCCGATCAGAGCGCCTATAGCCCTGATGAGGTTGTAGACCGGGTTAGCCATTTTGATAAACCAGAGGATAGCCTCCCCGGCGGCTTGGGAGATAGCGGGGCCGATACCTCCTGATTTTTGGATAAGCCGGGCGATATCAACGATAACCTCGTTGATCTTGTCTTTGAACTCTTGGAATTTTTCAACGGCGAACGACGCGGCTTCGTCAACACCGGCCCTAAACCAGGCGCAATTGTTGTATGCCCAGATGAAAGCGGCGGCGACCAGGCCGATAACGAGGATAATGAGTCCGATTGTTCCGATTACGGGTAGCAGGGCGGAGTTGAGCAGCCATTGAGCACCGGCCCACGCGGCGGTGGCTAATTCCACAGCTCTAAGAGCACCGGATAATGTCCACAGAACACCGGTCACAAACAGGATTGCGAAAGCAAAAGCGGTGGCTAGTTGGGGGTGTTGTCCTAGCCATTGCGCTAACCCGGCGAACTTGTCGGTGATTTCAGCGACCACGGGTAGCAGGCCCTCACCGATAGCGGCTTTAGCGTTTTCGAACTCAGCACGGGCGACTTGCTGTTTATGCGCGACGGTGTCGGTCTCTCTGGAAAAGTTGCCGATAGCGTCGGCGGCTTGTTCCATGACCATTTTCATGCGGGTTTGGGTCTCGGCTTGCTTTTTCGCTTCACCTTCGAGTTGGTCCAGCCCCTCAGCGGCCATCCGGGCATTGACGTCTGATTGTTTAATCGAGATACCGTAGCGTTCGATAGGGTCTGTTTCTCCACGGAATACAGCGGATAGGGCTTGCACCGCGTCAGCGGTGGTGCCTCCGTACATAGACGCAAGATCGGCCCCTAACTTAATGAGGTCGTTCGTTTTAGTTCCTACCTCGGCCATAGGTATTCCGAGGTTTTTCAGCTGGGAGCCGATAACGGTTGCGAACTCGTTGTATTGATTCTTGGATAACCCGACGGCGGTGGCCGCGTTATTCGACCATTGCAGCATTTGGTCAGCGGAGTCTTTAAATACCGAGTGCACCGCGCCGACTGATTGTTCAAGATCGGAGGCGGCGTCGATAGCGGATTTCCCGAACGCGATCACCCCGGCGGATATGATCGACATTTTCGTCGCAGCGGACTTCACCGAGTCGTGCATAGACGCTATTTTTCGATTGAACTTATCGAACTCGGCGACAGCGGCCTTAGAGTCGCCGATGATACGGACGGCTAGAATAGCGGTTTTACTCATTTTTTCATTTCCCTTGCACGCTCTTCGAGAATGTCGATCATGGTGGCGATGATGATGTCATCGGCTTCGAGTAGGGTTAGCGGGTCGCACGGCCACGCGGCAGCGATTTCGAGGACCATGCGGGCCGTGGTCCCGCGTTCTAAGGGGCGATAATGTCATCACCATCTTCTTTCACTGCCTCGATATCCAGCGCATCGACCTCGGAGAATTGTTCCCAGGTTCCCTCATAGCCACCACGTTTAGCGGCACTCCACGCTAGGAACGTAAGACCGATAAACGGCGCTTCGTCGAACTTCGGCCAACCTTGCCGAGGGCGGGTCAGATCGAACCTCACCCGGTCCGGGTTAATGATGTTGAGGGTTTCTTGCTTTCCGTCTTTCCAGGTGACGTTAACTTCCATTGTTAAATTCCTTTTACTTGGTCGAGGGCTTTATCGACGGCTTGTTCATAGAGTCGAACCCAGGTCGGTTCGGTGGCTTGAGCTGAGTACGACAAAAACGGGTTAGCTTTGATATTGCGTGCTTTCCACCCCCAGTGGATCGGGGCGGCGTAGGGTACACCGCTTTTCGATGTGCGGTTATTACCAGCACGGACCACAGCGGCGCGTTGTGTTGCACCGGGCCTAATCGTTGCGGCAAGGTTCCCACTGACGCGGGGAACCCACCCTTTAGCCCGGCTGACGACGACAGCAGCAGCTTGTCTATGGGTTGCTTTCAGGTCTTTGAGATCGTATCCGGCTTTACGCAGGGTAGAGCGTAGTTCTCTACCCCCGTCTAGCTTTAGGCCCGTGTACATCGTTTACCCGGCGGATTGCGGGGTGAACGACGGTTCACCGACAAAGGGTAGTTCGAGGTCGGTTTCCGGTTTGGAGCGGACATCACCACCAACATCGCAGGGCTGTATGATGACTTCTCCTTCCACCTTGGCGCCTTGGGCGGTGTTCGGCACATAGACGACTTTGACTTTGGTTCCCTTGTTTTTCCAGGTGTATTCGATGATTCCACCCGTGGAGAGGTCTTGTAGCGCGGTGAGTTCGAGTTTCGCCGAGTAGGTGGTTTCACCGGGGACGGTATCGCCACAGAGGGTGTAGATATCGTCGTCTTTGTCGTTGTCCCAGGTGACCTTAGCGGATTTGACCTGACAGGATAGGTCTAGGCCGGTCCCGGTTTCTCCGAGTTTTAAGGTTCCAGGGCCTAGCGAGTAGTACTTAGCGGGCATGATGTCTCCTATATTGTGGTTTCGATAGTGAACGCGGGTAGAGGGGACCCGATTCCCGAGAGAGTCACCGTGTCAGATAACGACACGTCACTAATCGGGTGGCCCTCGGTCGCAAGCGTGTCCACGACGCTTGTCAGCATGTTTTCGAGGGCGTCGAGCGCATGAGGTACACCGTTGTCGGGCGCGATGAGTACAATGTCGGCGGTGATCTCGGGTTGGCACATGGTCCAGTCTGGGATTCTTTTCGCAGCTACCCACGCACACGGGGGTTGAAGATTCCTCGGGTCGATATCGGCCCGTATGCCGGTTTCCCGGAGTAAAGCGACGAGATCATTGAGGCGTGGTGTAATCATGCGACGACGATCTTCCGATAGTTCCCCAGGCCAAGGGTCATTGCCAGGTCGGGGTCGTTTCTACTGACGTAGACCGGGCCTAGCTCACCGAAGGATTCGACACCGGCGGGGGAATTCCGTCGCCGGTAGAGGCGGGCGGCGAGCATGGTTCCCCCGTGGATCGTTGCCGGATCGTTCCTAATATCCGGATCGACCCACCGGTTAATCAGCGCGTTCACGGCGGAAACGCAGCTTCGTAGCCCGTAGTCAATATCCCGGGTATCGAGGTTGAGTTGTTGTGCCACCATGTCCGGGGTTACACCGTTTTCAGCCATGATGATTCCTTACGCGGCAGGCCCAGGGGCGGGGGTGATCGGTACCTCGACGACTCCGGCTTGGTTATTGAGCAAGGTTGCCCAGTATCCGAACACGGCGGAGTCACGGCCACCACGGGCGATATCTTCAGCAATAACCCGGATTGGGGAGCCGGGGAGCTCGTAGAACGTCACGGCCGGTTTCGCCCAGGCGATGACTGAGCCTTTCTTAGCTTGGTCGCTTGCGATGAACTTCTTAGGATCAACGCCGATCAGGTCAAGATAAGCCGGGTTGTCCATTGTGGTGATCTTGAGCAGCTCGAACATGTCGTCACTATGGACGAGGAACGCGGACGGCTCGACGCGGGTGCCAGCCTTGATAACTTGGCGGGCCTTACCCGCAGCATGGAGCAGGTTTGGTTCTGCTGGCTTCTTATTACCAGCAGCAGAGGTCTTAATGAACGCGGCGGCTTTTTCATCAGTAACCATGGCGTACGACTCAGCACAAGCGCGCATATACGCCTCGATGAACTCGGATTCGTTGAAGTCATAATAGGCGCGGTCGATATCGTTACCGGTTGCTAGACGCTTCGCGACGGTTTCGACCGCTTCGGTAGCGACCGGGGAACTCGGTATCTCAGCCTTGTCACCGGCGTAGTCCTGGACCTTCGGTTTCTTAGTCCACCGGAACCCTACCGCTTTCATCCTCGTTAGGGTGCCTTGAGTCATCAACGGGACAATTTCACGCTGGAACCCGACACCGCTCCACAGCTCACCGAGCCATTGTGGTGCAGAGATAGCCGGGTTAGCCGACCGGGTGATGTCTTGCAACGCGGCGGTAAGACTATCGTCTAGTGGCTCGTGGTTGCGAACCATACGCATAACATCCATCGCTTTAGCAAAGGTCAGGGGTTCTGGCTTGGAACGGTTGCAGGTTAATAGCTCGCTGACACGGGCAGCGTTGGTCTTATCAGTTGCCGGGGATGGTTTGGTATCCATAGCAGGGTTGTCCTTTTCAATAGCGGGGTTGAGTTGGTCAGCGCATTCGCTTACTGTTCCGGCGGCGGCTTTTAGCCGGTTAGCAATAGCGGACATGCCATTATTAACGTCAAGTGACGCTTTAACTTCGCTGACCCTAGCGTCTTCGAACGCGGGGATTGGGACCAAAGCAACGGCGGTGAGTTGAGCGGCGGTGATGTTTTGGCCCTCCATGTGCACGTCGATAAGTTCCACGGAGAGTGCGTCACGGACCCGGCCTTGCACATCTTTCAATGCTTGGTCACCGTCCGGTCCTTCGCCGACCGAGAACTCCATGTACAACCCGTCGTCTCGTTCTTCGGCTTTGACTGCGTAGCCGACCGGCTGGAACCCGTGAGGGTTGTCGGAGTGGTCGCGCAAGAGCTTTACTCGGCCGAGATCGGCGGGGATCGTGATTTTTCCTCGGGATGCGACGACGCGACCGCTTGACGAGTTACCGATTTTGCCCCACGGTAAGACCAGGCCTTTAATCCGGCGTCGTTCGGGTTCATGGGTGTCCGCGGCGGTTAATTGCGGGTTAGTCTTGATCGTCAAGGTTTCCATCTTGACCAAGGTCCTTTCTGTGTAGACCGTCGTAGCCACTTGGAGCGATCCAGGGAACATAGGTTTCGCACCATTTCACGACTGGGGGCATGACCATGATTCGGGCTGTGGTGGCGCAGAGGGCGGCGGCGGTAGCGATCCAGGGAATTGAGTCCAGGCCGTAAGCTCGGACTATTTCAGGGATTAAGGGGATGAAACCGACGATGGCCGCGATCAGGGAGCGGGCCATCGCTCGGCGGGGGTGTCGTTCTTGGGTTGATTCTTTTCTAGGTCTTTCTTCCATAGTCGAAGAGTTCCGTTATCAGTCTCACGGTGATAAGGCCTCCGATAATCACGGAGATGATTACCGTTACCGCTATCATCAGCACGATCCCTAGGGCTCCAAGGAATGTCATGGTTATTTCTCCTTGAGGGCCTTGAGAATGTCGTCGAGTTTCTTTTCAATGTTTGGGAGCCGGTCGTCCATAAGCCGGGTGAGCTTTTCGTCGTTGTTGAGGACGTAGCCGATCATGGTGTCGCGGTACTCGGCGAGCTTGTCGCCGATCTTGTACCGGGTCTGGAAAGTATGGGTTAGCTCGTGGTAGATACGGCCGATTTGTTCTGACATTTGAGACATTGCTTCCTCCTCGGATGGTTCGGTATAAACAGTGGGCGCGGTTGAGTAAATGTAGCCTTTACCAGCGATAAGAGACGCCATTTGTTCTAGTGAGCACCAGTAGCCATAGGGGTAGAAACCGGAGTCAGCTACCCAGATGTGACGGTTTCCTGATCCGTCAAGGGCGTATCCCATGAGGGCGATGTAGTGGTACACGGTTCCACCTGAATAGCGTGGTTGGACGCTAGATGTGTAGGTGGGGCGTGGATAGTTCGACGGTGGTGCGATGATATTAGCGATACACCCGTATCCGGCGTCAATAGAGATTCTCACCCGTTGCCAAAGAGTTTCACGTTCCTTATTCGAAGCGTCGTCGCCTTTGATGTACTGACGCTCCCATTTGCCCTCAGGAACATAGGTGTTCAGCACGGGTTGGATGTTGGCAATATCATTCGTTCCGTTGACCGTGGTCCCCATAGCACTAGCTAGGGTCGATTCGGGGATGACCCGACCGGTTGCCGCGCGGATCACGGTTTGCGCGGATGCCGGCCCACAGTTATAGAACGTGTCTTGGGTTACTTGGTCTCGGGAATAGGTCAAAACTTTCTCAGTAGCCATTGGTTTCCTCAGGTGTTGGTTGCGGGGTTTGATCGTCGGGGACGTTGAATGTTCCGGTCGGGGCGAGGGTTTCCGCGGTGTCGAACTCGATTCGGACACCACGCGACACGATGTCGTCCATACCGAGCCGGCCGGCGATAGCGGCCATAAACGGCGAGAGGCCAAAGGCGACCAACTCAGCCAGCCGGGTTGACGGGTTGGAATAGCTCAGCGAGCTACCGGATAGCACGGCGTCGACCATGGTGGCCGGGATTCCGCATAACCGGGCGATGTCGATAGCGGCGGCGTTTCGCCCGTCGATGAGTAGATCGGTTGCGGGTTGCCCATGCGATTTCACTTCCAGCCCGGCGGTTGTGAACGCGACACCACCGTTTTTCCCTTTACGGGCCGCGATCCATTGGTCTCTAATCGCGGCGGCGCGTTCTTCGGTAATCGGGACGTCGTTGGTTTGGTGTAGCTCGATTTGAGCGGCGGGGGTATCGGCCGCGCGCTTGACCGCGTCGAGCACACTGCGAGCGTGCGAGATGGTGTCAGCACCGAATGCGAGGATTCCCTCGTTCGGGCCTTGGATGAGGCAGGCTTCTCGCTGATCGATGGGTTGATCGTTGATGAGGATTCGGTTGTCATCGTTATCAACGGTCCAGTAGTTGATGGGAACCCGGTCAGCGGCGATAACATACCCATCGGTATCACGTTTCACAACCCACAACGACCACCCGTAGAAAAGTAGATCGTCGCAGGTTGTGACCATCCTGTGGTAAGGGCTTACCGGCCCGTCGGTCCGGTCGATCCAGCGGGGTTGCTCGTCAAGGCGTTCACCGTTTTTGGTTGCGTAGATCGGTAGCCGGGCGATGGTGGTCACGATCAACGACCTAGCGCGGGCGAGAGCAGGGACGCTCATCGCTAGGTCACGGGTCACAGGCCGGGCGTCGAGTCCGAGAATGTCGGCACTGATCCAGCTATCAGCCGGGATAAGGTGGTTCGGGCGTGGTGCCCACGGGGATGCGAGCGCAACCGACATGTGTGAGGGTGTGGGTGCTGTCCGGAGTAGGGTTTTGCGTAGTCTGTCGATTGCGCTCATAGATCATGATGATTCCTCAATACTCAGACATCATTGGTACCTCCTAAACAAAGTCCGAGCATTCCACGCGGCGGTATAGTCCCCGTGGCAGTGTTTGAGGTGGTAAGCGACTTGCTTCCAGAGGCCGGCTTTTGTGGTATCAACAGCCCTCCACCCGCACTCGCACACGGCGACATGAGCGAGATCACCGGTATCAATAGAGACGTTGACCATTAGAACACCCCCGGTTCTACCGGCGGCGGTGGTTGGTGGAGGCTAGCGAACATCGCTAGGGTGGCAGCTTCCAGCGGGGCAATAGTCCCAGCTGACCCGGTAGTTTCTCTCCTGGACCATGCCCAGGCGTCCCCGGTTCTCCGGCGAGTGACGATTTCCGCGGCGATATCCAGGTTCGGGTTCGGGCGGATTTTAATTCTCGGGTGCCTAATACCGTCGGTATCAATATCACCAAGCACCCGGTCGTAGAACTCGGCACACGCCCCGGTCACATCCCGGGTTTTCAAGGGGAGCACGTCGGTTCCACCCCGGGTGAGCTCATCATGCAGGGCGGTCGAGGGACCAAAGTTATCCACGCATATCGCGGTGGCTTTATGCGTAGCAGCGAGTTGACGTAGCCGGGGCGCGGCCCAGGACGTACCGGGGCGAACATCGACAATTTCAATCATCGGGATATCGTCGACCACGGCAGCGGCGGCTATAGCGGTTTCTGATCGGTTCCAGTCCACAGCAGCGGCGAACGCTACCGGCTCGTTTTCCGGTATCGGGTCCGTTGACGCGGCGGTTTGCCAGGCCTCGGTCGGTATCAATCGTTCTGTGGAACCGGTAGGCCGGTTGCCATAGGCGCGGGCGAACTGAGCCGGCCCGAGCTGAGCAGCCGCGCGTTGCAGCGCGCGCATGGTCACGGTATGCCCATAAGCAGGATGGCACGCGGCCACAGTGTCTAGGTCTGTGGGGTCATCGTCTGGCCCGATTCCCCATTCAATGATGGCCATATCTTCTACCCCGGCCCTGGCTTTATCAACCAACCCATGAAACCACGTGGACTTCGCTGTACCCATCGTTGAGACGAGGATCGTTTGAGCACCGTCCCGCGTGCTTTGGGTAGGAACAATAGCTTGCATGAGCGCCTCGCCCTGAGCGTCATCAAACGCCCATGCCTCATCGATGATGTTCAAGTCGGATTGCTCACCATGCAGTGATTCCTCCGTCGGCGGGTGAGGTGAGAACTTCGATAACAGCCGGGGGATTTCCAGGCTTTCAGCCCCATTGGTTTTCCTGGATTTGAGCAGGCTTCGCCATGACGATGCCATCGCAACATCGACCAGCTCTAGCCATTTACTCCGCGCGTCTTGCCCGGTTTGTGCAGTATGCCAGACCTTCCGACCACGGCCGGTCAGGATTCGGTGTAAAGCCACGGCCATCGTCATCGTGGTTTTCCCGGATTGCCTCGGCACCGAGATAATCACGATAGGCCACCTATACACCCCGGTCTCGTCGACTTCGCCGATGATGTCGAGGCAGTGTTGTTGCCACGGCATCGGCGGGGTCCCGAGCGAGGCCATTACTTTCCCGATAGCTGGGCCTTTGGAGCGTTTAGGCTTCGGTGTTGATAGGCGCGGCGGTGTCCAAAGCGGCGAGGGCTTGGGCGAGTTCGTCATTAGCTTCGTTGTTCCTCGTCTCAGGGGTCATCCGCAAAGAGGTCAAGACTTCGCGGTAAGGGCCGGTAATAGAGCTAATCGCATAGGGGCCGTTCTTCATTTTCTCGGCCTTATCCAACGCGTGAGCGTTAGCCAGGGCTAGCGAGATCATCGCGCTATCAATTTCTTCAATAACGCCGGTTTCTTCTGCCGCTTCGATAGCGCGGGTCAATAGTTTTTCATGCCGACCGGGAGGGTCAGCGGGTAGCTCGAAAAGAGGGGTAGTGTTCTGATTCATCTTGGTTCCTTTCCGGAAAGTAGAGGGGGGTAGGGGGTGGGGGATACCCCCCGCCGGGTCGAAAATGGGGGGGAAAAGAGGGCTGGCGCGGGGCTTCCGCGACCAGGCGTTTTTAAAAAACGACCGACACGGCGATTTTCCCACAATTTTCTACCATTTTCGACTTGCTGAACATTTTTGTTCATAGATTGGATGTTTTCGTCTCCATTCTTCGATAGGCATGGAACCTCGCATGGAATTGCACGCAACATGAGCCGGTCGCAGGTTCTCTATCGCATCGTCCCCACCCCGGGACCGTGGCACGAGATGATCAGCTGTTGTTGCGCCATGCTTTCCACAGAGGTGGCACCGGTCCCCGTAGGTGGCTAGGGTCAGGGCGGTTAGCCGGGTGGCCCGTGTACCACCCCACCTAGGCCCCATCACCCCACCCCACCGGGTAGGGCGGCTACCGGGCTGTCAGGCTCGTCTAGCACGCTAGCTAGCTTTGTCCTACCCCACGGTGGCACGTAGCGGGTTAGCTCGTCCTGGACCGTGGTTTGTCCCTCAGCGATCAGCTTCAACGATTTACGCCGGGTGCGTAGTATCCATCGGGACGAGCGTGAGTCATGGTGAAGTGGTAGGCACCGAACCGTTCCCGGCCACGGGCACCGGTCCAGCACATCACGGGCGCATTCCTTACACGCTGGGCACTGTGCGCATACCCGAGCAGCGACGAGCCACGGACCTAGCAAGGTGTCACGGGACCGGGCATATCCAGGCATGTCAAATACCTTAGGGTCCATGCCAGCACACCGCGCGTGTTCGAGCCAGGCGTGATTATCATTCGGTCGTTTATCAGTAAGTTTCATAGTCAGTTCCTATCTATTGATCGTTGAGCGGGTTAACGTCCCACCATTCGGGAACGGCTACCCGCGTGGCACTTTGTTTGTTGTGGTGGATGTTTGAGCTTGCGGAGGTGTCCCCCTTTGATATAAGGAACACACTGGAGCCTTGACACTTTGCCCGTCGCTGGAGCCATGCCGTCGCCCGCCTCAATGTCACGCCACGGGAATTACTCGCACGCGTCAGGACCGGGGAACTGTCAGACCGCTTGTGGTCATCAACCACTCCCGTCCGGGTCTGCCTTAACCGGGTAGCGATCTGACATCGGAAAGTAATCCCGCTCTAACCGGGGACGTCTCCGAGGATTAATCGGAAACCACGTTCAACCACCGTGGTCAAGTGGGTTTATTGATTCGGATTAGGCCTTATAACGGATACGGCGCGACCCGCGTTCGTGTCGCTAGCATCGGCCACAAAGAGCACAAACAAGGGATAGATATGAACTGAGGAATGTTTGCGCTACGCGGGCCGCTCCGTAACCGGCTAATCACGGTCCATGACTTCCGCGTAGTGATCGAGCAAAGCTCGCATGGTCGGGGAATGGATTTTCTCAGCGATACTCACCAGGTCCAGGATGAGGTCATAAGCGTCGAACCACGGCCTTATCTCGTCTTGGTCGCGCAGCGGATCAAGGTCTAGGTCCATTCCTATTTCGTTGCACCGCTGAGCTAATGCCAGTGCTCGGCAGCGGTTCCACCCGTCCGCGTCGTAATACGCTTCGAGGAACTTACGTACTTTCCCCCATTGGGCGGCGAGAACTGTTTGCTTGTATTGCAAAGCGTCCTCGCGGCGAAGATCGACCACCCTGAGCAGCATGTCGAGATTCGACTTAGTGAGCAGCTTAGTGTCGGTCATTTTGTCGCCCCCTGAGCCTTGTACACGTAGCGCGGATGATTCACCACGTCGCGGCGAGCGATCATCGTCGGGTGCTTAGCAACACTTCGTAGCTCGCCGCTTCTGGCCATACGGATAACCCGGTTCGGGGTCGTAACGAGCAACTGAGCAGCGGTGTTCACATCAATAGCGGAACCCATCACAGCGACTCATCTCCTACCGGCTTCGGAAGTTCATCAGTAACGCCGAGTAGTTCGCGGTGGGTGTCCGGTAAGGCGTCCACCGCTTTTTTCCAAATGACCGCAAAGTCGTCATTCTCCTGAGCGTGAGCGCTAAGCAGCCACTCGAATAGACTTTTATAGGCGTCTAAGCAGGAATACTTTTTCACGACAGGAAGTTCTTTAGTTGCTTTATCGATGACGTCATAGGTGATAGTCATGAGAATGTAGCCTTTCTTTTAAGAAACCGAAGGGAGGTGAAAAGATGGAGCAGGAATTCTTGAAAGAGGTCCGAGAATTAGGCAAGATTTCGCGCGCGGCCGCGTCGGAACGTAACCGTCGAGCGAAAGAGGACCTACGGAAGACCGACGAAGATTTAGAGGAATTCGTTCGCCGGTATGAGAACAAGGACTAGTCATTGCCGTAGCCCTCGGGCGGAATGTCGAGCGCGTCGCGGATAGTCTCAGCGATTTGTCTAATGTGTTCTGCCCGTTGGCCCTTACCTGCTTGGATGTAAGCGGCTCTCAGGTATGTATGGGCGATTGTGAGCGTGTACTCGAAAAGAATTTCGTCGGTTTCGAGTAGGCGCTTTGCGGTGTCGTTTTCCGGGGATGACATCACTTCGCCCCCTCATTTCTTGCGAGAGCTTCAATCTCAGCCCGACTGAAGACGCGGATTTTTCTATTTCCTATAAAGCCAGCGGGAGTTAATTCTCCGGCTTGCACCATTCGGAGGACTGTTGCGCGTGAACGTCCGATTATCCGGGCAACATCCTTTGTTCCTATGAGGTCCAAATGATTCATGTACATCATTTAATACCAACAGTTCTCGACATGCAAGTTTTATTTGAGTCTATTACATCATTTAGAATGAGCTACTTGACTCAAAGTGCAGGATATGGTCACAATTGATGGCATGACTAACGCGATTCAAATTGCCGGATTAATCCCCAAATTTGAGCTATCGGACCGTATGCGAAAAGCTCGGGAAGTAGCGGGTTTGACCCAAGACGAACTGAGTGAGCGGTCCGGCGTTGGGCGTGCAACAATAGCTCGTATTGAGTACGGCAAGGGAACCCCGCGGCGTGCCTCCCTCATCGCGCTTGCTTTTGCTACGGGGGTCGATTTGCATTGGTTGGAGACAGGCGAAACCCCCGCGGGGAATAGTCCCGACGGGGGTAGTGAGTGCGCCATCAGGGACTCGAACCCCGAACCCACTGATTAA